TGATGGTCTCAGGGCGCAAAGCCAACCACTGCTCACGGGTCATCAACCCTGCGGTGAGAAGGCGCGCTCCACCGTCTCCGTACCAGCAGAGGCCGTCGTTGCTGGCCCAGGCCACTCCATTGCCCATGCTGGCCACGCTGCGCGTTGCGATGCAGGCTTGCGGGATGTTCAGTGGCAGCTGATCCATCGAGTCGGGGCCGGAGCCCGAGACCAGCAGAGGTCGCCCGGTGGTAAGCACCAGCAGGGACTGACCGAAGACGCCCAGCGCCACGGCCTTGGAGTCTGGTGGCACCACGTCGTAGGCGATCGGCCATGCGTAGAGCACGTAGGCTTCACTGAAGCGCACAACACCCCCGCTGATGCCAGCGGCCATGCCGTTCCAGAGTGTCGTGAGGTTGCTCAGGTCATCGGGTGGGGTCAACCAGGTCGTGGTGGCCAGCACCTCACCCAGTGTCGGATTGGTGTCCTGCGTGGCCGTGGTACCCAGTGCGATCTCGCGCAGGAAGAAAAACTCGGTCGTGCCAGTGGAGCCGGTCTGCGTGCGGTAGATCCTGATGCGGTTGATCTGGTAGTTGCCCGAGGGGGGTGCGACGAAGCCGCTGAGTGTTGCAGTGGCCGGGCCGGGGCGCTCGTGCATCAGGCTCACTGGTGCCGGTGCACTCTCCCATCCCCAGTCGTTCACGTAGGTGTATGTGTAGAAGTACGTCTCCAGGTCTCCTGTACCACTGCCCGTATCCATGAGCACCAGCAGTGCGCTGGCGGGGGCAGGCAGACCCAGAGGGCGCGATCCCGTGGGATACGAGCCTGTGCCCAGTGCGATCGTGTTGTCAGTGACCTTCGGTGCTCCGTCACCGGTGTAGTAGGTGCGCTCGGTGGTGTTGTCCACCTCGAAGCCGCGCACGGCGTGAACCACGCTGGGCCAGGAGAGCCAGTACTGCGTGTCGCTGGCAACGTCTCGTCCCATGCGGTAGATGGTCTGGCGCCCGCCGATTGGCACCGAGGCTACCGTCAGGGGTTGTTTCCATGGGCGCAGGTCGCCTCGACCGGGCTTGACGTTGCGCGACACGGTGCACACCGCCTCCGGCAGCATCTTGGGGTGAAGGGCTCGGTTCTCACCGGCGAAGCCCGCGAATCGGATGATGGCCATGTCACTCCTTCAATGCTTGGCGGGCGGTGTCGTATTCGCGCTCGCAGGCGCGCCCGGCGATGCCTCGCCGGTCAGCAAGGTCAGCCAGGACTGACGCTCTTTCATCAGCCCGTCCGAGCACGTGGGCAAGCACTCCGATGGGGTCTTCGGCTGCCTGGCGTAGGTCGGAAGTGGCGGGAGCTGCACACCCCGCACGGGCGCGCTGGGTAGCGGCGTTGATCGCGTCCCGCAAGCGGACAGACTCCATACGAGCAGCAGCGCGAGCATGGTCCAGGTCGACATGAAAGGCTTGTGCTTGGGCAGCGTGGTCTTCTTGGGCATCGAGCAGATCCTGTTCGGTTTTGCGGTGCTGNGCGTGGGCGTCAGCAAGGGCTGATGCGTGCTGGGTGCGGGTGGTCTGGTGCGCCAGGCGCTCGGCTTGCAGGTTGCTGTGGGTGCGCCATGTCAGGCCCAGTGAGCCAAGCAGTGCAAGAGCCAACAGCGCGGTCAGTGCTCTCATGTTTGCGATCCCAGGCACTGCGCGTGCTCGTGTTTTCTGCGCTTGGTAAGACCGGGTAGGGGTTTGCCTTGGAAGCGGTCCCACTTCAGGATCTGGTCACAAGCGGCGGCGTAGTCGCCGGCCCTGAGCTTCTGAACCAGGGTGGACTTGCAGAAAGCACCGGAGCCGATGTTGAACGTGAGCGACACGAAGGCGTCCCACTCGTGCTGGTGCAGCGGCACGTCACCGATGCAGGAGCGCATCTCGCGCTGGAAAACCTCGGCCTGCGCGTTGAGGCGGATCAGTGCGCGCACGGGGTCCGTGCGGTCGCCGAGCTTCACACCCTGCGCGTCACCAAAACCCAGCGTCGGACGGTCGCCGACCACCGGGACGTATGCAGCCTCTCGGTAGCCCTCGTGCACTGCGAGCCCGACGAGCGTTGAGGCGCTCAGCGCCAGGGCAGCCATAGCAACCCGTGGTCCGTTCATGGAGCCCGCCCCATCGCCACCTCATGCGCTTCGCGCTCGCGGGCTGCGTGTTCTTCTTGCAAGCGGATCTCGGCCATCGTGAGCTTGTGCTTGTAGTACCAGTTGACCGCCAGACCGGCCACGCCCAGGAACATGCCCATGAGTACCGCGAATTCACTGGAGAGGAACCACCCGCCGATGGTCATGCCGGCACCGGTGTACGTCGCCTTGGACCCAGCAGCTGCCAGGGCTGCTTCAATGGCGTGAGATGTGGCGTGCTCGCTCATTCGGCTGGCTCCGGGTTGGCAGGTTGCTCGGGGTCGGTGATCGGCTCAGGTGCCGGTGGGTTGCGCGCCAACCAGAGGTCGTGGATCTCATCGCCTGGAACTGGGTCGGCCAGAAGGTCAGGTACCTCCTGCAGCTGCGTCTCGTCAAGCTCGGCGATCACCTCGCCCGTTTCGGGGTCGAGGGTTGCCGCCACCAGGGCTTCGTTCCAGGCCAGAGCCGCCTCGTGCGCCTGCTTTGCGCTGGCTGCGGCCTGCTCGTGGGCCAGCACCTTGGACAGCAGATCCATGTCGGCGCGGGCCTCGCGCCCCTGCTGCACGCACTCGGCGATCCAAGCGTCTACAGCTGCTACAAAGTCGGCGTCACTGCCCATGCGGGCCAGCCGTGAGGCCTTCAACTCATCGTTCTCGCTGTAGCGACTGCGGAGCAAGGCCTGCACCTTGCTGTCGATGTCGGCACCGGACCAGACATCGCTGGCCATCAGGTTCACAAAGCTCATGCGGCACTCCTTGCTGCTTGGATCTGGATGAGGGCGGTGTTGCTTGGTGCGGTGCCAAAGCGGATCGTCTCCTTGAAGCCGTCGAACAGCCGGGTGAACTGGGCCGTAGCACCTTCACGCTGTGCAGCCCCAGCCAGAGACACTTCCTTGGCTTCCATGCCAGTGGGCAAGATGAAGTCGGTGAAGCTGATGGCCACTGCGCTGGCACTGGCCGTGGCTGGCTTGGTCAGGTAGACCGTGGTGCCCACCACCGCTGCGACGAAGGTGTCTGCGGGGATGCCTGCGCCTGTCACCCGTGCGCCCACGTAGCTCACCGGGTAGGTGAGAGAGGCCACGCTGGTGATCGCCGTCGAGCCGCTGACCGTGGTGGCCGTGAAGCCTCCCACGTAGTCGTAGACCGCCAGTTGGGCGTTCATCCGTGCAGCAACCTCACCCCGCTTGATGAGTTCTTCACGTAGGTTCTGCGCTGGCACCGTGATGTCTACACCGGGGTTCGTGGTGGTGCGAGCCAGAAGCTGCACACCAGAGGCCGCAGACACCTTGCTGTAGCTGCCTGCCGGGGTTGGCGTCACGCTGGTGCGAACCAGGCCACTCCACTCCGACTCGTTGGCGGCAGACACGGCGATCCACTTGTCGGTGAGGTCGTCGTAGGCCAAGTCCAAGATGGCACCGGCATCGGGCAGCGTGACCTGGGCACCCTCGCGGAACATCTGCTTTTCCTGCTCGTACATCCACACCGATTGCTCGGCGGTGGGCACGGTGGCACCCAGCTTGAGCAGGGCAATCGAGCCGGGGAACGGTGCGTCTGCGGCGTAGCTGTTGCCGATGGTCAGCACCGCGTTGCTGTTGTTCAAACTCAGCAGCGGAGCGCCTCGGGCTGTCGCCACTTCCACGCCGTTGACCATGATCGCCAGAGTGCCGTCAGTCGTGTAGTTCGCCTCGGCTTTGAGCCAGGTGGCGGTGTTGTACGCGGCTGTGGTTGTCGCTGTGCGGGTCGTGGTGCCGTCGTGGGCTGTGGCGGTGAGGAAGCCAGTAGGAGTTAGACCAAGGCTGATCTTTGCACCACTTGAGTGAGCGCGGTCTGCAACCAGAGCAGAGCTAACCTCGCTGACAGAAATGTTGTCGTAATAACCACTGGTGCCGTTTTCAACGTTGGGTTTTGCAAATAAAAAGCCACCAGTTCCACCAAAAATATAAAGGTGCTGTGTTGCGTTGCTGGTAGATGTGAAGTCAAGAATGCCGTATCCGTAGTTGGCGCTGTTGTCAACTCCAACGAACAAGCGCACCCGACTTCCGGTGACTCGTCTTGCTGTGCAAGAGACTCTGTACCATTTTCCAGCCGTCAACGTAATAGCCGCTGTCGATGCAAGTCTTGCTTCGCCAGCAGTGCCGTCTCCGTAAAGCTCGCCACCAACAACAGAGAATTCACCAACTCCACTTGTTTTAACCCATCCAGTCAAATCAGTGTCAAACGTCCCGTTTACTTGCAAATTACTTCCAACATTTGGAAAGCTACTCACAGGCAACACCGCAGGCACATTCACCCAAGCACTCGCATTCCACTCACCAGTGCCAAAGTCAAGGTCAGCCGAGTAAGGCTCGCGCAGGTAGTTGGCGTTGCTGAAGCCGCTGTAGGCCACCAGCTGGGCTGCGCTGGCTACTTGGGATTTGACAAGACTGCCGGTGATGCTGGCACCAGCACGACGGTATGTGCGGTCGAACTCTGCGTCTTCTTGAACCGACGTAAGCGTAATGAAGCCGGTTTCCGAACCTACCGATAAGTACCCAACCAAAAGATACGGCTTGGTTGGTACGGCTTCAATAACGGGGCCTAAAAACCGAACTGATGCTTGGTTAGTCCACAATCCGCCTACAAAAGACGTGTCTGCCGATGAGCCGTCGGCGTTGTTGCTTTGTTGAAGACCAAAGCAAATATTCGTGTTGTTGTTCGTGCTGCTGCGGACTCGGTACACCTTTCCTGGCGTAACCGGAATCACCTTGTAAATAAACTGGTTGTTTGCGGTAAACGTGATGGAAAAGACGCCACCGGTAATCGACAGGGTGATTGCGCTGGTGGACTTGACCCAGTCAGAATTATCCGGCGATGAGTAATCACCGTTCGGGAACAGTTCTGTTGTAGGCCCAGCGGAGCCAACAACAGACGAAGACAGATACGCACGACGCGCCGCCGAGCCACTGGGCATCCAGGCTGCGTTATAGAGGCGACCGATGTGCGAAGCTACAGAATTCCCAAGCATCGAATCTTTTGCCAGGGTGATAAGGCGATTGAGAAACCAGCCTGCAATATTGCCGTTGCCACCAAAATGGATGCTCCTAAGCACCAGCCCCGAAGGCCCAACGCGCAAGCTGGTTGCGCTTCCGTTGTTTATTTTATTTGATCCAACGTTGGTGGCTGGCGAGTAGCCCAGAATGGTCGCACCGGTTCTTATATCCGATACGTAAATATCGGATGTGAGATTGCCGTGAATTTCGTAATAGATGCGGTTCCCTTGAATGACAAGGTTGTTTACACCCCGTCCGTTTGGGCTAAAGCTGAAGACGGTGCCGTTGTTGCGAATAACGCTTACACCACCAGAGCCTGGGGTGCCCGTCGCCACCGCAATCGTCGGCACCTTCAACCCGGTTACAGGGTCTGTAGGCGCGTCTGGGAGGACGGTCATGGCGACAGCGTTGACTGTGTTGTTTACGATGGGCATCAGAAAATCTCCCGGAAGGCAACATGAACTTCGGTGTGGCAGGGCTTGCACATGGCACGACCGTTACCCGCGTCGAACATGAATTGAGGGTGCTTGGCCACCGGGGCGACGTGATGCGACTGCAACTGGCCGCCCACCTTCCCGCAGCAGGTGCAGGTGTAGTTGGATGCAGCCAGAACGCGCTTGCGCCATTCGCGGTAGTCGGCGCGTTGATGTCGTTTGCCTTTGTTGGCTGACAGCGGCTTGTAGAGCGGGTGAGCTTCACCTTTGACGCGGTGGCCCGGCGCAAACCGAACCTCGTTGCTGCCGAAGTTGAACCGCTTGACCTGAGTTCCACACCCGCAGCCGCACGGCACCGTCTCGTCGCTGTTGCGCTTTCCGGTTCCCGCGTTACCCGGCGTCTTGCCCTTCTGAGTTTCGGACGTGGTCCGCATGACCGCGCCGAACTTGTTGAGCCATTCCACGACGACTGACTTGTCGCAGCCGAACTGCGAGGCGATTTCCAGCGTGGATTTACCCTGCTTCTCGTACAGGCCCAGCATCAGATCTCGGTCGCGCCAAGGGGCGACTGCGTATTGCCCGGTAATGATTTCGGCCTTGCTCTTGATCTGGACACCCAAGGACTCAAGAAGCTTCTTCACCCTGCGGCGCTCAATGCCGAAGAGGTCGGCGCACTGGCGCAAGGAGGCACCGTTTTGGTAGGCAGTCACGATCTCGTTCATGCCGCCCATCCAGCTGTGGCCGTGGCCAAAAATCCTTTGTATGTCTGGTCTACACCAGTGGTCAGCCTCTTGGCCGCGTCACGCGCAAAATCAATCAGCACCAGACCGCTGGCGGTGCCAATGGCAATGGTCGATTGCAGGGTCTGGATGCTGGTTGGCGCAGCAAAAACCACTTCGTTCGCACCAACCGGAAAGTGCCGAAACAGCGGGCGCCCTGGTTGGGTGAGGTCATACACAAACACCCCAAGGGACTCGGTGACAAACGCCATGAGTCGCGGCCACTTCGCCATGTTGCCCCTGTAAATTTGCGTCACGCCAGAAGTGACGTTCAGCTTGTAGATTTTCCCATCGGTTGTGAGCTGGTAGTAGTCACCTGTTGATGCACCAGAGACTGCCCGCGCTGCCGACTCGCTGGCGCGCTGACCAAGCCACTTGCCGCTCAAAGGCTCATTTACAACTGAGGTTGCGCCTAGCTTGTCTACAAAGGCTCCACCATCACTCGCTTTGCTGGTGTCGTACACCGTCATGGCCGTGACCGCGTTCGGGCTGCGGTGCAGAGCTTGAGCAGTCACCCCGGAAAGGTCTTGCTGGGCCACTGAGCCAGCACTGAGGGCATACCCTGCTGCCAGGCTGGCTTGGGCTGCTGCGGTGGCAATGGCGGTCTGCTGGGCTGCTGCGGTGCCGTAGATGGCGAGGGCTTGCGCGGCACTTCCTGCGGCTTCGCCAGCTTTGGCGTTGGCTATGGCGGCGCTGGCTGTGATTTCGCCCACCTTGGTGGTGGCAATCGCTGCACCGGATGTCGCGGTGGCGGCGCTCTGGACAGCCAGGGCCCGGTCGGCTGCAGCGTTCGATGCGCTGGTTGATGCTGCGCTGGCGCTGGCGACTGCGGTGTCACGGGCTGAGACGGCTTCTGCGGCCTTGCTGGTCGCGGTGCCTGCGCTGCTGTTGGCTGCCGATGCGCTGGATGATGCTGCGAGGGCGTCGTGGTGTTNGCGTTGGATGCCAGGGTTGCTGCAGTGGCGCTCGATTCGTTGGCGCTGTTGGCACGGGCCACTGCCGTTGCGGCCGATGCTGCTGCGTTGGTGGCCGACGTGGTGGCGCTTTGAGCCTGGGTGGTGGCGGTGTTGGCCGAGGTTTGCGCGTTGGAAGCGCTTGTGGAAGCAGCGCCTGCCGATGCCACTGATGCCAGCTTGCTGTTCTCTGAATTGTTCGCACTGACCAGAGCGGCGGCGGCTGATGCGTCTGAAGCAAGTCGACTGGTTTCAGAATTATTGGCACTTGTCAAAGACAAGCCAGCTTGGGCAGTTGCCGTTCCAGCTGCAGTGGTGGCAGTGTTTCGTGACGCCAAGGCTGCGTCGGCATAGGTTTGCGCGTCGCTGGCCCGTGATGTGGCCGTCGAGGCCGACCCTGACGCTGCCGATGCGCTTGCATCCGACGCCAGACGGGAAAATTGCGAGGCATCGGCGCTGGCCAGGGCTGCTGCGGCTTTTGTGGTGGCAATTTCAGCCTGGGTTGTCACCAGTGCGAGCGCGCCCTGCGCGGCGGTCAGTGCCTGCTGTGCGGTGTTGATCGGCGGGAAAGGCTCCTGCACCAGAATCTGATGGAGGTTGCACGGGCTGTTGGGCACCGACACGAGCACGTCCAGAAAGCGTCGGCCGGTATCGGGGTTGCGTGCCTGGACGCGGTAGCGTGAACCGTTCACCCCCAGCGCGTTGGGCCACAGGTTGATCACCACCTCACCCTGTGCATTGGCTGTCGCCTCAACGCGCTCAGGTGCGACGAACCCGCCATAAATCTCGGTGACATCCAGGGTCGCCGTGATGGTTGCTCCGGCAACGGGGTCGCCGTTCTGGTCAGCGGCGATGAATGTGACGGGTACGGTTTGGATGGTCATCGGGAGTCCTTATGAGCCAGGGCGAGCCTGGGGAGCCACGACCATGGTGGCGGCAAGTTCTGCGCCCAGAGACGCTGTGGCCGTGTTCAGGTAGGCGCCTGCGCGCTCGACGTTGCCCGCGTACTCGCTGTCCTTGCTGTAGCAGCGGTACATGATCAGATTGAGCATGTCGTCGGCGTAGATGTCGGGCAAGCTCAGGTTGCCGGTGACATCGGTGTACGTCGCCCCGGACGCTGGCTCGGTGATGTCGGTCGGGTAGGCCGAGTACATGACTTCGAGCTGGGCAGATGTCGTGGCCGGCGGGTAGACGTAGAACGTCTTGGGGTCACGCGGGTCGTACATGTAGTGCAGGATGTTCACGCTGCCCGCGAGGTTGTGCCAGCCCGGGGTCTGCGCGTCCAGAATCTGGCGTGGCACCAGGCGCACTGCGGTTTTCGTGGAGGTCGCTGCCATGTTGCGCGTGATCTCAATCAGCTTGGCCGGCAGGGGGCTGAGCGTTGCGTTGTCCAGATCCTGACGGGAGCCTGCGACCAGCGTCATCGTGGTCGTGGTGTTCATCGCATCGGGGCGAACTTTGATGATGACGCGCTGCGCGTCGTTGAACCAGCGAACCAGCTCGTTGACAGGCCAGCGCACCGAGGTCTGGTCTTGCAGGAGATCCGTGGCGCGACGGATGATGGACTGGGCGGTGATGGGCATGAAGGCTCCTGTGGCTGTGTGCGGGGGTCAGGCAAATGGACGCGAGCGCACCCGCTGGGCGCTGTGCACCTGCCCCATCAGGGCGTTGATGCGAGCGCGGCTGATGTGCGATCGGAACTCTGCGTGCCTCTGACCGGCGCTGGGCATGTCGGTGAAGGGTTGGCCCACCATGCGCTGAGCTGCGCTGATGGCACCCGTGCTGATGGCGTCCAACCACAGGTCAAACAGATCGTCGGCCAGGGTGGTGGCAGCTCGTGTTGGGCGCAGGGCCACATCCAGGCTCAGGGTGCTGGCAGCGTCAGGGGTGGGCGTGAGCACCAGCTCGGGCAAGCCGTCGGTGCGCGTTGTGTGCAGAACCCGGGGTTGCCCCACCTGCTCTGTCAGCAGGGGGTATTCGCTCAGGGGTGCAAGATGCAGATCGCGCCCGTCGATGTGGGCGCGAAAGATCCGAACAACCTGCTGCTGGGTGGGTGGTTCGAACTCATAAACCCCCGTGTTGGGGATCAGCTTGATCGGGTCCAGGGTCTGGCGGATCGCGCCGCTGGCTTCGCAAAACTGGATCGCCGTGTCCAGGATGAGCTGCGCTGCCAGGGGATCTGGGCACCCCGGCAGGTGTGGCAACACCCTTGGAAAGAAGTCGGCGATTGGTTTCACAGAGGCCCCAAAAAATAAGCCCGACACTCAGGCCAAAAACAGTCTAACACGTTAGCACGTTGACGGCAACAGGTCGGGGCGCAGTATCTCTACACTGCACAAGCGCTTCTCTGCGGACACCCTCGCTTCAACAGCGGCGTCCCTCGTTTTGAACGACCCTAAATAGTGCGTCTTTCCACCCACGGTTATCGTTGCCCGCCAGGAAGACTTACGGTCCATGCGCTGCACCACGCCGGGCATAGTGCCCCCTGAGACGTAGCTGTCCCGGTTCACCATGTTCTGGCTACGGGTCACCTCCCTCAGATTACACATTCTGTTGTCGCTCTTGTCCCTATTGCTGTGGTCCAGTTCGGGGTGGGGCCAGTCTCCATGTGTGTGAAGCCAAGCCAGCCGGTGGGCTGAGTAGTACCCACCAAGCAAGCCGATGCGGAGATAACCGGCGGTGTCGGGAGATCCCCCAAACCAACCGGGTTTGCACTTCCAGCTCCTGCGAACAACCCACCGAAACAAACCTGTGTGGGGGTCGTAATCGAGAAGTTCGCGCACCTGAGCGGCGGTTAGAATTGCGTTAGCCACTTCGTTCCTTTTTAACGGTAGAGGTTAGAAAGCCCCGGGCGCTGAACACGTCCCGGGGCTTTTGCATGTTAGCCCATATAGGCTAACTCGTCAGATCACGACACCTATCAAGCTGCGATCAGCAGAGCCTGGGCTTCACCCTTGACGACCTTGTAGCCGAACACGTTCAACGAGCGCACGAAGTCGCCGAAGTCGTTGGGGTTGCGCACGGTCTCCATCTTGGTGATCTGCGACGCAAAGGTCATTGCCGACTTGTGACCGGCGATGATGGCGCGGCGCTTGAGCACGGTGCCGGTGGAGGTCACGCTGGTCTCACTGCCGTCACCCGAGGTCCAGGGCGTTGCCGTACCCGCAGCGGCTTTTGGCAGCTGGTTGGACACGTACACGGTGAAGCGATCGATCGTGCCGATCTTGCCGTTGCGCACCGGGCTGGTGGCGTCACCCGTGGAGTACGCCTTGGCCAGTTCCGACTGGAACAGCAGGGCGCGGGTGGCAGGGTCGATCACCAACCAGCGATCGGACTCGGGCACGTTCTGCTCGTCCAGGACCGATGCCAGCTCCAGCACCTTTTGCACCACGTTGGATGCGGTCAGGGCGATGGGGGCGGCGTCCGTGCCCAGGTTGTACGAACCCGACTTGGCACCGGCGGTTGCACCTTTGTTGGCGGCGGCAGCACCGGTGAAGGTGTTGTAGACCACGGTGGAATCGATGGCGATGCGCATCTGCTCGGCCGCGTCGGTCGAGAACATGTCCATCAGGTTGGGCTTGGCCTGGTACTCCAGCACATCGTTGATCTGGAAGGCAAAGTACTTGCCCTTGTCGATGTTGAGTTCCTGCATATCAGGCGTAGGCGCCTGATAGGTCAGGTTGGTGCCGGCCACGTAGTTGGCAACGGTCAGGGTAGGCGCGGTGTTGATGTACACCTTGTCGCCCATGTTGGAGACTTCACCTTGCCAGTCGGTGTTGGCGATGTCACCGTAGATCGAGGCTGCGTAGAACTTGGCGTTCAGCTTGGCAGACCAGACGGCGGGGATGAAGGTGCCCGAGTAGGCGGGCGAGGTGTTGAACGGCGATGCAACGGGATAAGGCATGACTAGCTCCTAATTTGGGTCAGCGCACGCGGTTCTCCGCGATTGCCAGATTGATGGTTTGTTCGATCTCTGCGACTTCCTGGTCGCGTCCCCGGTAGCGCCCTCGTGCCACGTCCCCGTAGAAGTCAGTGATCTGCTGCTGCGTGAACATTGGTTTTTCGACCGGCGTGGGCACTGCCGAAGCAGATGACCGTGGACTAACTTGCTTACCCAAGGGATCGGGCTTCGCGGCGGGCTTGGCGAGGGTGGCTTTGAACGCGTTGAACACAGCAACCGCTCGATCGGGGTTGAGGTCCGCTTGCGCTCGGTCCAGGGCTGCTTGTCGGGTCTGACCGTGAATCGGGTCCAACTCGCCAAGCCAAGCCAAGAACGGCCCGCTTGCATTCACCTGCTCCCAATCGGGTACCGCGTTGGTCAGACGATCAAAGAACGTCTCCTCTGCGGAACGGGCGACCACTTTGCTGGTGCTGTCCAATGCGCGCTCAACGGAAGCCAAGCGGGTATCGAAAGCCTTCACTGTCTGGTCAATCCCTGCTGCCATGGACCCGAGCACGCTCTGGGTCACGCGCTGCACCATCTCCACCAGGTCGGCGCCAAAAGCGTCGATGTCCTTGGGGTCCGCATTCGGTTTTTGCTCCGGTGCCGGCTGCTTGTTGAGCTTTTCCAGGGCGGCTTGGGCTTGCTGGAGCTGTTCTTGCAGGGTCTTGGTCTGCTGTTGCAGGCCAGGCACTTCCTTGTTGAACAAGCCCTGCAGCGTGCGATACCGTTGTTCCCAGTTATCGGTGGGCGGCGTCGGCGCGGCGGGCTCGGGGGCAACGACCGGTGCGGTCGGCTCTTGTTGCGTGGGTTCCGCTGCGGGTTGCTCTGCTACCGAGGTCCCATCAGGTGCCGGCGCGTTGGCTTGGGCGAGAAGGGCGTCGGCAGCATCAATCTGCTGCTGGATACGTTGGGGCAACTTGGCCATGAAAACTACTCCTGTGCGACTGGGCGCTTGTCAGGGTTGATATAAGACTAACACACTCACATGTGCTTTGTCAAAGGAATCGCCTTTCGGCGACATTTGTTTACCGCTTTTTCGCGGCTGCCTCTGCGCTGGCCAACTTGTCCAGAACGGTTTTGGCGAACTGCGCACGGCCTTGGGCCTTGCGGAGCTGCTCCACGTCTGGGTTGACCACCAGGATGGCGGTTTGTTCGTCGTACTGTTCCTGGAACCACTCGCGCACACGTGGCATGCGACACAGGTGGTCGAACAGCTCTACTTCCTTGGCACGGTCCATCAGCACTTCCAGGCTTTGAGGGACAGGGCTTTTCGGGTGGGCTCACCCTTCTCGTCTTTCATAGGACCCGGCATGCCCGACATCCGGGCACAGAACGAGTCACGGCGCGCTGCGTCCTTGGCGTTCTTCGGGTTGGGGGCCGGAGGCTTGAGCCCGGGTTTGCCCGGGTTGGCCTTGTTGTAGCTGGCGCGACCCTTGGCGTTCAGACCCCCCTTGGGGTCCTTGCCTTCCTTGCGCTGCCAGGCTTCTGACTTCGCCATTACTTCCCCTTGCCCATGCACTTGCCAGCGGCCTTGCACTTGGCGCCCGACTTGCAGCCGGCACACGGTTTGAACGGTGCTGCACCTTTCTTGGCAAACACGGGGGCGACGCCTTTTTTGAACACTGGAACGGTGGCCATGATGGTCCTTTAGGTTGGAGAAAACGTGTCGGTCACAGGTGCGCCGTCCATCAGCGCCTGACCGTTGCCCGGTGGCTTTGGCTGAGACCCGTTGGGGTTGGTCCCGCCCTGGGCGGCCATCTGCGCCTGCTGCTGTTGAGCCTGGAGCGCCTTGACTTTGGAGACCGAGGGCACCACGCGCTCGCTGTTGACATCCAGGCGTTTGACCGCGTGGCGCAGCAGCTCGGCGCGCCCGTCCAGACCCAGGATCTGCATGTCGATTGGATTGGCGGTGCCGACCAGGAATTCGTTGAGTCGGACCTGCGCGGACTCCTTGGCGATCAGGCTTGTGGCGCCCCGTGCCTTGGTCTGCAGGTCACCCTTGAGGCGGGCCTTGTTGTCGTGACGCATGACGTGCTGGTAGGCGCGTTCCACCGATGGCTCGATCACCCGGATGTCCATGCTGCTCAGGGTCTGCTTGACCTGCTTGGTGGCGTTGCTGATCATCATGCTCATGCCTGACGCGGTGCGCCCTGCCCCACCCTCGCCGCCGCCCATGCCGGCCAGGTACTTCGGGATGCCCGAGTACTCATCGGCCAACAGGCTGAAGCGTTCGAACACGGCCATCAGCTCGCTGGCGTTGCTCTGCGGTTGGAAGAACGTCACCGGGGGTGCGCTGGAGCCCATCGGGTCGCTTCGCATTTGCCACAGGCGCCAGGGGTAGATCTGACCCGGGTCCTCGCCTTCTGCCAGGCGGTCCATGTTGACCGCGACCTGCGGGCCAGAGGAGATACCCATGTTGTTCGCCAGCGAGCGGGCCAGCCGCGTTGGCCATGTCGCAGCAATCGCAGATCACGTCGAACAGGCTGTTGTGCCAGAAGGCACCCGGCACCCGGTTGAAGCCGTCGGCGTAGTACGGTCTGCGCAGCATCGGGTCGGGGTTGATTGCGGCCTTGATGACGTGGTTGCCGATCAGCCAGACCTCGACCTCGTACTCCTTCACGTCGTCCTCGACCTCCTCGGGGGCCATGCCC